GGCCATGTATATCCTCATGAATGGTACTGGTGTGGGATTCTCAGTAGAGCAGAAGTATGTGGCTCAACTTCCTGTTATTGCAGAAGAACTTTATGCAACAAATACTACTATCGTGATAGAGGATTCAAAGTTAGGGTGGGCTAAGGCATACAAAGAACTCATTGGCCTTCTTGTTACAGGACAGATTCCAGAATGGGATATGTCAAAGGTTCGTCCCGCAGGCGCACGACTGAAGACATTTGGTGGACGTGCATCAGGACCAGAACCACTGAACGATCTATTTAAGTTTACCGTTGAGCAATTCAAGATTGCCAAAGGGCGTAGACTCAAGTCAATTGAAGCACATGATCTTATGTGCAAGATTGGCGAGGTAGTTGTTGTTGGAGGAGTTCGTCGTTCCGCTCTTATTTCCCTTTCTAATCTAGATGACTTTGAAATGGCTAAGGCCAAGTCAGGTCAATGGTGGGAAACAGAAGGTCAGCGTGCCCTTGCCAATAATTCAGCGGTATACAACATGAAGCCAAATACTGCTCAGTTCCTTCGTGAATGGAGGAACCTTTATGAGTCAAAGTCTGGTGAACGTGGCATCTACAATATGGATTCTGTTCGCAAGCATATCGACAAGTTTGGTCGTAGAGATTCCTCAAAGGTTGCAGGAACAAATCCTTGTGGAGAAATTTTGTTGCGAGCCAATGAGTTTTGTAACCTTACTGAGGTGGTTATTGATGCCAGTGACACTATGGAAACATTGAACGAAAAGGTTAAATTGGCTACCATTCTTGGTACATGGCAGTCAACATTAAGCAACTTCAAGTATATTCGTAAGTCTTGGCAAACAAACACAGAAGAAGAAAGACTCTTGGGAGTATCACTAACTGGTATTTTTGGAAACAAACTTACTGGAACTCTCAATAAGAACCTTGCAGAAAATCTTACAACACTTCGTGAAACTGCGGTAGAGGTAAATGCCAATGAGGCAGATGGTTTAGGAATTGAAAGATCTGTCGCTATCACTACCGTGAAGCCATCTGGAACTGTTTCTCAGTTGACTGGGGTATCTAGTGGAATTCATCCTTGGTATTCAAAGTACTACCTTCGTTCAGTTCGTGCAGATAATAAAGATCCTCTAACCATGTTTCTTAAGGACTTTGGAATACCGAACGAACCAGACGTGATGAAGCCAGATATGACGACTATATTTTACTTCCCAATCAAGGCTCCAGATGGAGCAACGGTAACAACAGACCTTTCAGCAATTGATCACCTTGAGATTTGGAAGGTATATAGAACTCACTGGACAGAGCATAATCCATCTGTAACCATTAACGTATCAGAAGATGAATGGGTTTCAGTTGGTGCTTGGGTATATGATAACTTTGACTCTATTGGTGGAGTAAGTTTTCTTCCACTATCTGAGCATTCATACAAACAAGCGCCATATCAAGAAATCACCAAGGAAGAATATAGCACTGCTCTAGCAGCAATGCCAAAAAATATTCCTTGGCAATCACTTCCCCTCTATGAATTAGAAGATTCAACAACAGGTTCTCAGGAACTAGCGTGCAGTGGATCTACAGGATGTGAAGTTGTCGATCTAGTTTCTGCATAATTTAATAGCATTTTGGACGGGGTGCTCACTGAGTGCTCCGTCCTTGCTATAATGTAAGATATGGCAATCGCATCTAATCTTTATGCATCAAAAGTATTCTCTGAGCATCCGATTGCATCGTGGTCTTTAGATGATGATGTATCCTACATATCATTAATAACTGAAAGCGAAAGAGACTTAGCAAATTGGACAGAACTTGTAAATGCCACTGAATCAGAAGTTATCGGAATGCAAGGAAGTCCATTTGAGAATAGCGTTCTTACTGAAATCACTGCAATCAACCCTACATTAGTTGTAGAAGCCTTCAGTCAAGATCTTTTTAATCTTCAAGATTTAAATCAAGCAATGAACACCTTTGCAATAAATTTATTCTTGTACACAGACGGATCTGTCTTGTATTATGAATATGGATACCGATATATAGACCCATACTCAGCAGAATATATTGAGAATGTGCAAAGGGTAGAAGATTCAAGGTTCTCAACTTGGATTAGGGTTGGATCTACCTTTAATCCCCCAAATCTCAATACTCAAGCACAAGTAGTGTTTCGTGCAGCATTTTCCTCTGGGTCTTCAGCATCAATAATTTTAAATGGTCTAACTGTTGGTCAGTGGGCAGAACCAACAAGCAACGTATCACTAGGAGTTATCCCACAACTAGTAGACGCTAATCTTCAATCTATTCTTGGACCAGTATATGGAGTTACAACACAAGCATATGGGCTATCGTCCAATGACGGATACATCTTGGCTGAAGATGGAAAACTTTTAGCAATAAATCGCGGAGTACCGATGGTATATGGATCAGACAACGTTACACGACTAAGTTCATCAGAAACCTTGCCGTCAGTTGTCATTCCTGGAATGGGTATGCTTAATGAATCTGGAAAATATAACTCCTACACGATGGAAATGTGGCTTAAGATAGAAAATAATCACGCAACATCTAGAAGAATTTGGGGTCCACTGTCTAGTAACGACGGATTACACATAAAAAGAGGGTATTTATCTTTAGTAATAGGAAATTCTATTGGATCATACTTTGTATCAGAGTGGTATAGGCCAATGATCGTTCATATTGTTGTAAGAGAGAACTCGGCATCGGTATTAATTAATGGAGAAGAGGTAATATCAATTGCATTTGATACATCAAGCCTAATTTTGCCAGATATTACAGAAGATTGGATAGGATTTTACTGTCATCATGAAATGCCTATATTTGAATTAGATTGCATCTCAATACTTCCATACGTCATCCCCGCTCAAGTTGCAAAAAGAAGATTTGTTTGGGGGCAAGGAGTGGAAAGTCCAGAAACTATCAACTCTGCTTATGAAGGTACGGTTGCATATATAGATTACCCGTATTCAGAATACACCGCTAATCAAACATACCCAGATTTTGCTAGATGGGATGCTGCGTACTCAGAAAACCTTGCAACAACAAGAAGATCAGTCGCCATACCAGATTACAGGTTGCCAGATATATTTATTGGAGAAAAAACAGTTCAAGATTTATATGATGACAACTATTTAATACAAGAAGTCGGTCATTCAAGATTTATGTCATTTAGACCAAACAATACTTGGACAGATCCATGTTATTACTACTTTAATTCATTAAATATACTGACAGATGTTGTTCGTGCAGTTTGGGGGGTATTTGAAGTAGAGACGCCCACAGCAGCGTCAGAACCACTCATGCACTTCTATAACTCTATCACTGGAGATTCATTCAACATTGATATAGATGGTTTAGAAGTTACATACAATCTGTATAGAAATAACTCAATCACCCCACAAAACTTTAAAACAGAAACTATCACTTTAAATTCTCATTTCGTTGTAGGCTTTAATCTTCCAAGGCTATTTTCTTCTTTTGGAAGCCAAGTTGGAGAATTCTTTGGTAATCCGTCTGCAATTCAGATAAAAGTTGGTGGAGATGGATCAACAACATTTTCTGGATGGATTTACCGTGTAGGTTTTTCAAATCAAACAAATCTTGAAAAAATTCAAAATCATTTTGATAGCAATGGCATTGCAATTCCACTAGACATAGAACTACTAGACAATCATCTTGCATCGTACACACTATTGCCTACAGAAGACTTTAATCTGTACTATCTTGATGTTGGCGTATCGTCATATTGGGAAGAATACTACCCGCTTTCATTTTTTGCAGGATCTCTTAAGGATTCATACGGAAATCAATTCTACGATTTAGACTTTATCCAATATAATATTGGATACCCAACCACTACCGTGCTAGTGGAGGATACTGTAACAGGCAGTTGGTCATACGAAGAACTATCTGAAGCGTATTCAATCCCAACAATAAAGCCTTATGATGTGTTAGACAATGCATTGATATCTGGTTACAATGACTACGATGAATTAAAGAATAAAACGGTAACCGTAGAAAGTTATGATTTCTCTGAATCATCACTAAGGTCATACATAACCTTTCAAAAAATATCTGACGGATCAAATCGACCAATATCTGATTATCCACAAACGCAATCTATTCCAGCAACAAATGTACTAGATGTTCCATCATTTATAAATCAATTTAGTACAAAGTTTGAAATAAAAGATCAATCAGTAATATATCCACCAAAAACTTTCGGCATAGAAGATACAGCCATCGTAATACATTTAGAGGCAAACATATATGGAGTCAAGACAAATCCATTGAACATAAGGAAGATGTCTCTGTCATCAAAATCTTTAGATCCTTCAACGTTTAATCAAATAGGAACAAGATTTGGAAATAAACTGTATCCTTACTCAAAGACTGGTATTTACTATGACAATTCAAAACAAAATCCATATTCAATATACAAAGACTCATCACCGTACCTATATTTAACAAAATATTCAGGAATAGAGTCATTAGGAGAAAGAGAATTCCAAGTAGAACGAGGAATATCCATGCCAATAAACTCTGAGAAAAAAAACGGGGACAAGATCAGTGCGATCCAGTTATGGATAAAATACAATGGCGATACCTTTACTCAATCACCAACTACTTTGTTTTCATTGGACTCAGCAAGTATAGACTTAGGCTTTAACGTAATATCAGATCAAAGTGCAACAAGAGGTAGACTGTTTTCAACAAACCTTATTACTGGTCAAGAGTATGTGGACCTAACATTCTATCAAGATGGAATAGAAGTAATAACACCATACTTAGAAAAGAATAAATGGACTGTTATTGGCGTTAACTTTGGAACTCCTATTGGGTTCTCAAATTACACGGGATCAATAAACCTATTCCAATCAGCAACATTTAATGATATTGCTTATTACAAGGCAACATCACTACAGGAGGCTCAGTCTGTTATTTATAGAAGATGGGATAACGTTAATGGGACTCCGCTTACTCCACTTGATTGGCAATATTGGATAGGAAATACAGATCCTTATGGAAAGTGGGACAACGTTCTTAAACTTGCAGAAAAGAATATTTACGGGGTAAGTCCAGAAACATTGTATAAATCCTATACTGGAACAAACAGGCAGATCGTAGATGATGGAGAATTACTAGTAATATCAGAAAGCGGTGTAACAATTCTTTCAAGTAGCATGACTGATGAGACTTATAGTTCAACTTACCCAACAAAAACTAGAATGGTCGTGGGCAATAGTCCAGAATGGTCATCATATAACAAGAAACCAGTCTAGTCTGGTACAATTGTGGTTATGAGTAATACAAAAATCCCAAAAATTGGTAAAAGTAAGATAACCCATATAGATAAAGGCTCTGGTCAGCGTAACATGTTTGGTTACGAATGGGGTCTTTATTTCTGGAGGCTTCCAAGTGGAAGACTTTTCAAGGATGATGGAGGAAGGCTTCTTAATGTTCCTTCCGTTAAAGGAGACATTGGTCAAATGTCAAAAATACGTCAAGCGGCAGCATCATACGGTCAACCAGATGGTGAAGCATGGTTCTATGCTGGTGCGAACAGAGCCACAGATGAAGAATATGGAGAACAACTTGATCGTCTTAATCAAGGGTTGATTCCATCAATGAATGATCTTGGTGCAGTCCATGCTGCAAAGAAAACTGCTGCCATATACGGAGATGCCGAATAATGTCTGAACTACTTATTGATGCAAAGTTAGCAGACGCTATCATTGAAAATGAATTCTTAAATTCAGATCCATTCAATAAGAGTTGGGAATCCCTTATCGGATTTAACGGAATAGATAAAAATTTTAAGCGTAGAGTTGCTCGTACTGAAAAAGCAAACACAACAATTAACAACATTCCTCGTCAAGCAGACGGTCAAATCTCTGAAAGATACTTATCTGAAGCAAATGCAATTGGTCAGTCAGAAAGTGGAGATGCAAACTCAAAGAAAATTAATCCTGGGCAGGTATATAGAAATGGATATGGAATCTTTGATTTAATTACCCCTCCATACAATCTATACGAACTCTCATCTTATTACGACACTTCATTTGCTAACCATGCGGCAATAGATACAAAAGTATCAAATACAGTCGGTCTTGGTTATAAGTTTGACATAACAACAGAAACATTGCTTAGACTAGAAGCCACATCAAGTGAATCTGCAAAAAAGAAAGCCAAAAAGCGTATTGAACAATTGAAGATTGAGTTGGCTGACTGGGTTGAAAGTTGTAATGATGATGATAGTTTAACAAAAACTCTTGAAAAAACAGTTACAGACATGCAAGCAACTGGAAACGGTTATATTGAAATTGGTAGAACGGTAACTGGTGATATTGGGTACATTGGTCACATTCCCTCAACCACAATGCGTGTTCGTCGTCTTCATGATGGGTATATTCAAATTATTGCAGGAACGATTACATACTTTAGGAATTTTGGTGCTACCAATCCAAATCCAGTTACAACTGATAACAGACCTAACGAGGTTATTCACCTTAAAGAATACTCTCCACTCAATACGTTCTACGGTGTTCCAGATATCGTTGCCGCAATGACATCTCTTCGTGGAGATCAAATGGCTGCTCAGTATAATATTGATTATTTTGAGAACAAGGCTGTTCCACGATACATTATTACCGTTAAGGGTGCCAAATTGACTGCGGAAGCAGAAGATAAGTTATTCCGCTTCTTCCAAACTGGACTGAAGGGTCAATCCCACAGAACACTGTATATTCCGCTTCCTGGAGATAGCGAGGGAAGTAAAATAGAATTTGAAATGCATCCTGTAGAGAATGGTGTACAAGAGGCATCATTTAGCGACTATCGCTTGAGAAATCGTGACGACATCCTTATGGCGCATCAAGTACCACTATCCAAATTAGGCGGTACTGGTTCAGGTGGAACTGCTGCGGCAATGAGTCAGGACAGAACGTTCAGAGATCAAGTTGCAAAGCCATTGCAGGAGTATGTTGAAAAGGCTGTAAACAAGATCATTAAAGAAAAAACAGATATTATTAGACTTGGCTTTAATCAACTTAGCCTTACTGATGAAATCGCAGATTCTCAGATTAATGAAAGATATGTAAAGAATCAAGTTCTTACTCCAAACGAAGTTCGTGAAAAGATTGGATATCCACAAAGAGATGGTGGAGATGTTCCTCTTGAGTTGAATCCAAGACAAGCAGCAGATGCCAAGGGAAATATGGCGGGGAACAAGACGAGAGATGCAGAAAGATCAAATAATCAGTCTGATGGTGCTGGAGCAGTAACAGGACGCAACCCTAAGGGTGAAGGGGCAAAAACATCATAACGAAATCGTTATAAAATGATGTTATAATTACAATAGTCATGATTAAATTCCAAGAAACTAAAACAGCAATCAGTGGCAACCACCTTAACTTTTCTACTCCTATTTCTAAGATAGATGTAGAAAAAAGAATGGTACATGGTTTTGCAACACTGGACAATCTTGATAGGCAAGGTGACGTTGTTCCACTTGAAGCATCAATAAAAGCCTTTGAGTCTTTTAGAGGAAACATAAGGGAGATGCATCAGCCAATTTCTGTCGGCAAGGTGGTTTCCTTTAAAGAAGAAACATATTTTGATGCAGAAAGCAATAAATCCTACAATGGAATCTATGTATCCGCTTATGTAAGCAAGGGTGCTCAAGACACATGGGAAAAAGTACTTGATGGAACGCTTAGTGCATTTTCAATAGGTGGAGAAGTTCATGACTCAGAAGATGTTTATGATGAAGAGTTGAATAAAAAATATCAAGTAATTAAAGAGTATTCCCTTAGCGAACTTTCTTTAGTTGACAATCCAGCAAACCAATTTGCTAACGTTATTAGTATTGAAAAAGGCCAAGGAACAGGATATTTGATGAAGGCAACAATTGAAAACGTATTTTGGTGCAGAAAAGATGATGTTATTCAAATGTCATATGGAGCAAATAAGGCTTGCCCTCAATGCGACAAGGCTATGTCAAACATTGGTTTTGTAGAAAGCAATGATCCAGAAAAAACATCAGTAATAAAAGGAATAATCACTAATACAAAGAAAACCATAATTCAAAAGAATATTGACATTGATTCATACGTTAAGTTTGATGATAGTTATGGAAGAGTAATTGACTTAGTGTTTAAGGGTGGAGCAAGGCTTTCGTCTGAAGAAGTTGCTGTTATGGCAAAAACAGACGATCCAGTTGTGATAATAAAATTATACTCACAAAAAGACGGTATAATTATACCAACAAATCGTCGCGTTATTAAGAATATTTCATTAGTAGAAACAGTTAATGCGATTAGTAAATCAGAGGTAAAGGAGGTAAGCAAGATGAATTCAGATATTATCGTTGTAGATGAGATCGAAAAGTCAATGAGTGAAGAGCAAATTAATCCACCAATGGAAGATGCAATTCCTGTCATAATGGAGGACACACAAAAGGCTATTGAGATTGAAGTCACAGAAGAAGACGAA